TGGATACTTCTTATCAATACCTTTTTTAGCATTTACTTCAGCCTTCTTAACACCTGCAGGTGATACTTGACGCTGGTATTCTTTTACAGCAGCAGGTCCTGTAAGTGGCTTAGGCATTGGCTTCTTGACACCAGTTGATGGTGTACGTGGTGCCATTGGCTTCTTAGGCGCAGGCTTCTTCATTTGTGCCATTACTATCTCCTACTTGTTTACTGAGCCGCGAAGACCGCTGCCACTGCCGAATGAATTAATACCGCCACGCATACCTGAACCACCACGTGCCTTTACAGGAACTTTTGGTGTTGAAGGCTTTTCTGTGCGTACACCTTTGCGTACTTTATTCTCACGATCAATTTCTTTTGCAAGGTTAGGAGATTTATTTGCTTTTGCTTTAGCCTCTGCTTTAGTAAGAGTCTTTCCAGCAAGACGTGTTGTTGTAACCTTCTTAGTATTGACACGTGCTTCTTTAATAACGTTTTGATATTTAGGTTTGCCTGAACCCTTTTTAGGTTCTTTGTAAGTTTCAGGTTTTCCTTTTGCGCCTTTATTAGTAGCCATTACAGTCTCCTTAGATGAACGTGCGGTCTTTCTCTGCGAGCAGTTCATCTATGTTGATAACTGTTCGTTTGCCTATTTCTTGTCGAGATAGGAAAGGGTTTTTCATATGGTGGGTCTTGTGCATACCTTGATTAAGCATCTCACGTGCTCTAATCTCACAGAACCACAGAGCCATCACCATATCGGTCTTGCCTTTAGTAGTAGGCGACCACGTAATGAGTTGCTCTATGAGCGCCTTAATATTTTCAGTTTGATCTGAAGGTAAGTGAATAAGGTTATCGCGGTGGTGCTTGCCATCGAATTGCTTGGTGCCAAACAAAGTTGACATTGATGCAACACCAAAGCCTGAGTCCCACTTGTTGGTTCCAGTATGGTGTTCCCGCAGTAGCACTCCTCGGCTAGCCAAGTTTGCACGGATACCTTCATCCTGAGTTAAGAAAGATTGAAATGCGTTCTTCTCTACTATCCACTCACTAGGTGAGTAGAGGGTAGTCCAGTCAAAGATTAGCTGACGGATTGCAGCAGGCGTTGGCCTAGTAATTTTAATAGCATCAACGATATAGCGTTTATGTGTAGCCCTATCAACAGCGTAACAAACGACGGCTGTATCACCAACCATAGCGGGATCAAGACCACAAATAAAAGAAAAGCCGTTGACATCACGCGGATGGCCTGGGTTACCAGGAACCAAACGACCTGCTTTACGCATACCATCTATAGAGCCTCGCACACATACTGGGTCAAAGATGGCATCATCTGAGATATCTTGTTGTTGATAGACCAAAGCCCAGGTGCTTGCATCCATAGCTTGGCGTTCGTTGTAAAGGTTGCGACCATTCCATCTAGGATAGAGGCCGTCCTCATCTTTGTCAGATTCCATCTGACCATCAAAGGGGGCATCACTTGCTGGCCAAAGGGTTTCCCACTTGTCGGGGTCATTGTCTGTAGAAAGCAGAGCCGGCATTGCAAGGTAGGTCCAAGGGACAAGGCCGCCTGGGTAGCGGTCTTCGGAGCGTAGCTCCTTGTATAAATCTACTGCAGAGACTCGCGTACCAATAATAATCAATTTACCAGTAGGGTTCAAACGAGAGCGCACGTCCTGGGTAAGCCATCTAATTTGCTTCTCAAACTCGTTGGCGTTCTTCAAGGTTACTGCGTCATCTACAATAATCATATCTGCACGCTTACCGTAGATCTGACCGCCGATACCAACGGCCTCAATGTTCGGGTCCTTTTCAGATGACTCACGAAGCTCATCACCAAAGGTGACACGGGTAGCCTGCCACGAGGCTGACTTAGAGTTAAACCCTACGCCAGCAGCGTAAGCCTGTTGGAGTGCTTCATAATTTGGATGAGTCAGGCGTTGCTTGATGGCGTAGAGAAAGTCGGCAGCTAACTGCTGCGTCTGAGATACGATGAGTACTCTAAAGTTAGGGTTCTGACAAACCTGCCAAGTGACGTAATCAATGGTCACAGTCATAGACTTAGCGTGGTTAGGCGGAATGTTAAGAAGGATTCTGTTATTAGCCAGACCCTTTTCAAACTTCATAGAAGGATGTAGCCAGCTAGGTTCTCTACCTTCGATTACATCTATCAGGTTCTGCTGGTGTGGGAAAGTGCGGGAGTGTAGGTACTTCTGGCGAAAGTCTGGAAAGCTCAGGTCGTGTACATCAGATGCTGCAAAGGATTTATCCTTTAGACCAAGGCGCGTTCTATCAACCTTGTCTGTAAAAATCTTGTCAGTTCTGCGATAGTACTCGTAGGTCTTCATTGATTTGCCGGCGGAGGTACAGGCGGCTTCAATGGTCATACCTTCTGCTACACAACCAAGGATAATTCTCTTGGCTATGTCTGCACTATTGTCAGCCATTGTTTGCCCGTCTCATCTCTTCTACTAGAATTGCTGCCGCGATTTTGCGGCGCATTTCTAAGCGACGGGGTTCTCGCTGCGCTTTATACTGGTTCCAGAATTTTCTACTGGAGGTCATCTGAAGGTAGATTTCTTCTTCTGTATAGTTGCGTATCATCGGCGCGGATGCTCATTTCTTATACTAGGTCGAATGATTTTCTACTAGTAAATAGATCTATCCCCACTAAAAATACTGGGCAGGTCGGGCTTAGCGCCCGAAGGAGCTACAGCGAACTGAGGGGTAAGACTTAACTCGGCCTAGGGGCCTCGCTAGAGGCCAAACCGTATCTACTCAGGGCCTTTCCTATTAAAGCCCCTTACTATATATAAGGCAGGAAACGAACTGGTTTTCTCGCTTTTACAATGTGACTTACATCACACATACTATAACCGCAGGTCAGAGCTATATTATGGGATCTCACTTTAGGAAATATATTTTGTTGGGGAGTACCGGGACCCACGCTGGCAGAATAACAATGCCCGGGTACCCGTTCCGGCCAGACCCTAACCGTATGGCTAAGGGTTAGACAGTTGCGGGCTAGATGTCTAGGCTTGTTAGTAAAGCGTGGAGGGCTGACTAGATTCTCGGCGGTATCTCTCAGATAATCCTCAACTATTAAGTAACCCTTTACCCTTGGACATTCTGCCCCTGTTATGTCTAGGCATCTGAATCACCCTAAGTTACTAGGCAGTAACATCACCCCTCGAACTGGTTGAAACTTCAACTACTTGCTGACCTGTGCGCCCTTCTTAATTGTCGATAAAGCGACTATATCTCTCAGGTAATTCACAGGATACTGTTACCAAACTGTTACCAAAATGTGCTTGTGCTCTGCTTAGTTATGCCCTAATATACGTATATCAGTCAATCTTTGGCTGAATTAACCTAAGAGGAGATACACAAGATGACACGCAAAGACTATGTACTAATCGCTCAAACCTTATCACGATTCACAGGTGATTCAGGGGATGTTATAGACCGCGACGCTATCGCTCAGAAGTTGGCAGATGCCTTCGAATCAGATAACCCACGCTTTGACCGCTTCCGCTTCTTGGTCGCTTGTGGCGTATATGAGCAAGCCCGTAAAGATATCCTTGCCAGCCTTGGAATCAAGGAGGGCAACTAATGAGCACTTACTACGTATCGAACGAGAACGGCGATTGGTGGACGATTGACACCGAGAGCGGAGTAGGGCAGACCTTGTTCATCATCAAGGAGGAGGATTTGGCGGTAGCAGTTGCCAGCGAATACCCACAAGAAGAGGAGATAGACATCAACTCTATTGATAAGTTAGACCGCCTAATCCGTGAGCACGGCACCGCGCAAGATGTGGAGGTGGCGTAATGACCTACACCGTGCACGGCTCATATGAGAATCCTAAGAGGGCTAAGACTTACGCCCGCTTTACATCTAAGGAGGATTACGCGACACGCGAGGAGGCGGAGGCGCTAGTCAAGGAATGGCAGACGGCTAGGGATTACGGTTACATATGGATTGAGGGGGGCAAGTAATGGCTTCAATGTGTGAGGATTGCAAGTGCTCAACATATTATGACGAGGAGAAAGACTCCTACCATTGTGAGAATGAGTGCGTGTGTTGCAACGGCTCAAACATTCTAGAAGTTCTCCAAGCTCGCAACGAGGAGGCGCTAGCGCTAACCGAGCAAGTGCGCGAGGCCTTGGAAGAGGCCGAGGATATGGGAGAGAGTAACCCCTTTATCTTCGCCGAGTCTGCCCCTAATCGCTTCAAAATGATGTCTCTCTTCTTGGAGGATGTATCGGGAGGCAATAACGACGGCGTGAAGATTACCGAGGATGTGGAATCGGGCGAGATTGAGATTGAATACTTCACCGATGTAGACCAAGTACCACTAACCGAAGGCGCAGTTTATGAGTGGGCGCTCAACTTCTATAAGAACAACTACTGAGAGGGATAAAGATGACCACAATGCACTTAGGAGACTGCCAAAATGGGTGCGATATATGCGCCAAGAACTACCACGAAGGGCAGAATGTCTGCGATACTTGCGAGAGGGAGGTGGCCTAGGTCGATCAAAATGGCTCTTACACCGAGCAAGTCGGCGCAGGTTCACGACCTAGTAAGAGCACGAGAGAGTGGGCGAACGTTCCACCTCTTGAAAGGGTGAAAGAGATGAAGGTAATCACAAAGAGCGACGTGAAGAGAATGCGTCGCGCTATTAGAATCGCAGACCGCGCTAACGACTATCAGGTAGTCGAATGGGCGTGGGGCGATATTGAAGCAACGCTGGACAAGATTGAGGCACAACTAGAGAAGGCGGGCAAGTAATGTGCGAAGAGTATAACGGCTGGACGAACCGAGAAACGTGGGCGACTGCCTTACATATTGACAACGACGAGAGCCTTCAGAACGAGGCTAGCGAGAAAATATCCGCCTCCTTCTTGGAGGATATGGACAACGAGAAAGAGGACGGGTGGCAGGACGGCGTTACCAGTGCAGAAGATTCACTGAAGGACTGGGTAGAAGACCTGCTTTCTTTTGGATACTGGGAAGATATGGGCGGGATGCCTAAGGGCATTCAGTCAATGCTCACCGATGTCGGCTCGCTCTATCGTGTGAACTGGAGAGAGATTGCTGAGAACTGGCTAGAGGATGAGATTCAAGGATTCAAGGACGGCAAGTATAAGGAGGAAGCAGAATGAA